TCCCACCACACATCAGTTATTATGTGTGAAACTCTGTCTAAATCGATTAGTGATGATTCTGGATGGTTTAATTCGGATGTTGATAATCCCTTTTTTATTGCTGTCTTATATCTGTCAGCTTCTCTCTTTAATATTCTCTCAGGATATACACGACCATTTCTATTTGGTACACCATATTTTTGTAAAACGGCATAAAACTCAAAAGGGTTTCTATAATCTATATCTTTTTGTTCTTTAATAAAATCTTCATTCAATCTATCCTTCGGATTTACGAACCCAGCATCCATTTCTATTAGAATGCCCTTACCCGTCTGATTAGGTCCCAAAATTTTCATATTTGTTTTATATTTCTCAATAAATATACTTCTTTAGATAGTTTGATACGTTTCTGAGTTTTTTGACGATGAAAAATTAAAATGTCTGTTGTTAATTATATTTTCCCTATAAATTTTTTTTATAATTTTTATTACGGAATCTCTAATTTCATTTGACTTAAAATCTAATAAACAGTTGGTATATAAGTTGATTTCCAAGTTCATAAAAGATTTTTTGTCTTTCCTAATCCCACTAGTTCTCAAGTCCAAGTCAACTATAAAATTTTCTTTAAACAATTCTCTATCTAATGATGAAAAAATTGAATGTTTTATGGAACGGTTTAAAGTATTAACAACATTACTCCAACTATCTTTGTTTTCCGATGGGTTTACCCAAGTTTGAATGTTTATGTAAATTGATTTAAGTTCTTTTGAATCAACAGTACCGTAAAATGTTTTAATTGAATCGTATTGATTAATGTTAATTGTTTTTCCCTTCTTCATAGGGTTTTTTTTGATACTATGTAGTTTATTTTAATCAAAAATAGTAAATCTTTTTACATATTCCAAATATATGTATGATATATGTTATTAGTAAAAGTTGATTCAAACATTGAAAAAGCCTTAAAGACCTTAAAGTCCAAGGTAATCAAAACAAAACAAAACCAAAGATTGGTTGAATTAAAAGAGTATGAAAAAAAATCAGTTAGGAAAAGGGAACAAATAAAAGTTGCAAAACACCAACAATATCTTAGGAATCAGTCTGAGAAATAGATTCTTCCAACTGTTTCAATCTAATGTAGTTGACCTGTTCGTAATTCTCATCCTTAATTTTTTGAATAGTTTCAACTAACTTTTGTTTCATATCATCTTCACTTTCTTTTTCTAAAAGATTTTCTAATTTAGAAACTGTTGACTCTTTAATTTCAAAAAATTCTTTTTCTAAATCTTCAGGTCGACTAGCTAAAATATGAAATACTTTCTTTTTAGTTGATTCATCTAAATTTTCCAAATAATTTTGAATAGTCTGATTTGCAATGTTTACCATCGACTTTAAAGGAATTTCGATTGATTCATTTACGGGAGTTGTATTCGATTTTAATATTTCCAATATTTTCTTTTTAGAACCAATTCTTTCTATCAAATTAATATTTTTAAAATAAACCAAATTGTCCAAATCCTGATAATTGTTTTCAACCTCTCTTCCTATTTTTGGTAAACTAACATTTTCAATCAAATGTCTAATTAATTCAATACCTTCATTGAGGTATAATTCGGCATCTTCGGATGACAAACCTTGTGGTTTGTACAAGTCATCGTACAAAGAGTACAATTTTGAAAAATTTTTATTTTCGAGAATATTGTGTCTAAATTCTCTGAGAGTTTTTTTGAAATGTGCAGAGTTATTGTAGGACTCTACTAAGTTTTTTTCAACAACAGATTTTATTTGTCCAAAGGTCATCTTAAGGGGATTTTTCAATAAATATTAGGAATTAAGTAACTTATCCAGTTCTTCTCCAATTTTTCCTAAACTTTGTTGTCCCATTCCTAAATCTAACCATTTTTTACTATACATATCCGACTCTAAAAGGATATTCATATCCCTATTTTTAGCTGATTCAGGTGTGATTTCACCTGGTGGCGGAGATGGTGGTTCAATACCTCCAAGTTCTCCAGTTGGTGGTACTTCACCGCCTAAATCTCCTCCCGCAAATGCTCCACCTAATTCAGGTGGTGCTCCAGCTTCATCTCCACTTGGTGGTGGTGTTCCTGCGGGTGCTTTATTTGTACCGTATAGTCTATCAATATTATCAAATATACCTGTCTTAACAATAACGGTTGGTGTCTGTTTGAGTTCTTCACCAACCGCTTTTTCCATTCTTTGTTGAAGTAAATCGACTCTGATTTCATCGTCTGACCATTGGAACAAATGTTTCTTGGCCCAAGTTGATGATGTTGCAGCAATACCTGTACCAGGGTCAGAAACCATATCTTTATATAATAACATTTTTTCTTTCCAAATGTCAATCTTAAGAAGGTCAGCCTGTGTGGAAGGGTTTGTAAGTCCTAAAGTAAAATTTGAAATTTCTTCGTCGAATCCCAATAAGAACAAATGAATAATTGCAATTTTATTCAACTCTTGAACCATAGATTTCTGAATTCTATTGATTGTTCTTGCAAAACGAATATCCATAAGAGCTAAACTCTTACCATCACCAACCACATCCTCAAATCCAAGGAATGCCTTAGGAATACGAAGAGCCGTAACAAGTTTCTTTTGTAGGTACTCGATATCGGCAATTTCTGAAAGGTTTTGTGCACCAGCCAAAGTGTCAATTGGGTTTGGCGCTGCAGGGTCTCTTACAGGAATAAAATAATCTTGGTCAACAGCCATTTGATTAAATCTCATATCAACCGAACCTGTTTTACTATCAACAATTTGTTCTCTTTTAAACTTGTTGGCGACACGTTGTACATAAGCCTCAACGTCATCGTCATTCATATTTCCTACGTAGACCTTAAACACTCTACGTTCTGGGGCTCTTGAAGTACGGTAAATTAACATCGCGTCCTCCGATAATAGAAGTTGTTTCCAAATTCTACGGGACTTTTCCAACATTGACGTACCATACGGCAATTTTCTATCGTCACCTAATAGTCTAAAGTGACCAATTTCCCAAGGTTGAAATTCCATATTTCTGGCTTTCCAATAAAATTTCAATCCTTTTTGTTCATCTTCTTTTTTGATTTCATAGTTAGAACCATTCATCAAACCTCTTTCGATTCTTTCAACTTCAACATTTGGTAATTGTTGACAACCAATAACCCCCCCTTCAGGGTCCAATCTCAAGTAGATAAAGTTGTCACCATACTTACATGTGTTTCTTGTCCACATAGGTAAGTTGGTGTTAATATCTAATTTATTATTAAACAAATCCGACAATACCGACTTTATTCTTTTAGATTCTGAAAATATTTTTAAAATGAATCCGTCTTGATCTGGTGTTGTTGATTCTTCGGCATAGATATCAAGTGCTGCGGAAATCTCAGGGGTATATTCCATTGATTCATAATCGTAATATGATGCCAATCTGTTTGGTTCGTAATAAACCGCCTGAGTGTATAAATTACTTTCTACTTTAGCAAATTGACCAGCCAAATACGATGTTTGACGTGCCTGTAATTTCTCTTTTTCGTATTCAGCTTTATCAGTAGTTCTGAGGAGTTCTTTTTTGTCAAACTTATAAACAGGAAAATCCTGACTCATAAGTGCGTCAGGTCCCATAGCTCTACCTAATCGTTGCCATATAGTAATATTTTTATCACTCATTTTTTATAAATTTAAGTATCTTACTATTTTAATAAATACTACTTAGGACCAAACAACCATTTATATTGTTCATAATCATTTTTGGTTGGTGTATAGTTTTTGCTATTTTTGGTCATTGAACCAGGAGTTTGAGGTACTGAAGGATTAAAAAATTTAGATTGGTCTTTATTTTCAGAAACCATAGTAGTCCAAGAATCTAACATAGATTTTGTATGGTTTTCTACTTTACTCAGAGATGGGAATGCTGCTTCTGCTGCAAAACAAGCCATAGAAATTCCCATAATACAATCATCGTGGTGACCCCTTTGATGGTCTGGTCTTCCGTTTATATACACGAAAGTTCCCATTTCATTTAAAAGTCTTGAGGAACGTATTTGGAATTTGTGTCTTATTGCCTCCTCAAATGAAGCGATTATTTGAACCCTTTTTGCGTTGAAATTGATACCAGGTATTTTTTCTTTTAATTTGGGGTCATACTTCCATTTATTAGCAAAATCAACCCCTTCAATATAAAAGTTCTCATATCCAAGTTCTTGTAATTTTCGTGCGGTGGCAACACCCATACCTCCTGTTAAGTCAGTTATGCAAAGTGCGCTATACATATTTCCCCATTTGTAGGCAATTTCCGCCAATACATCAGGTGGTATTTTACCAACAAATTCTAAGACTTGCTCACGTGCATCAAAATCGATAATTTGAATACTTGAAAAATCTTCAGAGTCTCCTCTCGACACGTCGATACCCATAACATATCTGTGTCCATTTTCAGGTTCTTTCCAAATCCATAATTGATTTGCCATCAATTTTGCGTTTGGGTCTTTAATGTAATTTTGAGAAATGTCTTGTAAAGTATTTGAATCAAATACGTTGTCGCCTGAACCTAAGAAATTACACTCTAATTCTTGAGCAA